ATCACATACTTGTCTAGGTTTATTTTATGTAGTTGAGCTAACTCAATATCATCTTTAGGTTCATAGTCAGTAATTATTGTACTTTCTATTGTACCTTTTTCAACATTAACTTTACGTTCTTCTGTGTAGTTTTTTAATATAGGTTCTGTATCTTTTTCTCTAAGCTCTTTCATGAGCTCATTCACTTCATATTCACTTATGCCTAACTTCTCAGCGTAGAATTTTTTACTTTTCTTCTGACCTAATAACTCTTCTAATTGATATAACAAGCTTTGATTTTCAGACATATGTATTCATATTAGTTAAAAAATATTGTAAAGATAAACAATAGTTTTTATATATTCCAAATAATTTTGGTTAGAGCTGTAATTATTTATAACTAAATTAGTTAGAAACAAAAACTCCCCAAGAAGATCTTGAGGAGAAATCATAGAAAACCAACAAACTATGATTTTTTTTTAAATTGTTAAATTGTTGGACAGTGTAAAGTGTCTTCACAAGGATATGATACACCTCCAACAAGAGAAGCTGTTGGTGGTAAATTACTTGTAGTGCTTATAATTACTCCACATCTCTGCAATCCTACTCCTGGAACACCAACTTGATACTGAACTGTATCTCCTAAAATAAATACAAATGTTTTAGGTAAAACGTATGTAACTAAAGTGATACAATCTTCAATTCGATAATTGTTAAAAGTTGTTGTAGAAGTTGTAGTGCTAGGAATAGGTTCGTCCGTAGTAGTAGTGGTTGTTGTGCTACTACTAGTTGATGTAGATGTGCTAGTACTAGTTGATGTACTTGACGTACTAGTAGTAGTCGATGTACTACTGCTACTTGTTGTTGTAGTGGTAGGAAGTACGTTCACTTGTATATCAATATAGTTTGTACAAACTCCTGTAGATACCACTCTAATTGTAGTGGTCCCTTCAGGAACAACTGTAGATGTATATCCAGCCTGCAAAGCTGCTGCAGATATATTTGTTGCAAACGGAACTGTGTATCCATCTAAATTAGAAAAAAGATTGAATGGACCAGAGTCCCCACCAATTGGTATAACTAATGTTATTAATACTGTCATGTTGATTTGTATTAGGTTAATGTTATGTTTAAGTAATTTGAACAATCTCCTGTAGATTGTACTCTTATAGTTGTTGTAAAATCAGGAACTAAAGCAGAAGAATATCCTGCTAAAAGAGCGGCTCTACTTACTCCTGTTTCAAATGGTGCAACATACCCATCAAGATTTGAGTATAGATTGAAAGGACCTGAATCAGCCCCAGCTGTTGTTAATGTTATTAATACTGTCATATTTTATTAGTTTTAAGGGCAGTTAAAGAAAGCAGTAATTACTCCATCGTTACCTATTTGATATGCTGTGCCTTCTATTCCCCATAAGTACCATAAATTACCTCCTACAAATTCGGCAGTCAAACCAGTATTTGTATAAACTGTATGGCCAAAATCTAATGGATATAGATCTGAATATACAGTCAATTCAAATGTTGTTTCTGCACAAGCTAGTCCAGAAGATTCTCTTCCTGGAGAAGATACATTATATGAGTAATAAGCTGGAGGAGGACTTGTAGTGGTTGATGTAGTTGTAGAAGTAGATGTACTTGTAGAAGTAGATGTGGTTGTACTTGTTGAAGTAGAAGTGCTAGTGGTTGTAGTGGTAGTTGGAAGCAAATCTATATCTAGATCAATAAAATTTGTACATGCTCCAACAGACACCACTCTAACAATTGTTGCATCATTAGGTACAGTTGAACTATATCCAGCTTGTAACGCAGCAGCAGATATATTTGTTGCAAATGGAACTGCATACCCATCTGAATCTGTATAGAGATCAAAAGGTCCAGCATCTCCACCTACTGGTATTACTAATGTTGTTACTATTATCATTTTATTATTGGTTTAAATTAATCTTTTACTAATCGAACAGAACGTCCCACTTTGACATTTCCATCATTTCCAACAGCAAGACTACTACTATTATACTGTAATGTACGATAGATAATGAATGGAGGAGTTGGTGCTGCTGTGCTTGTCCAGAATTGTCCATATAGGGTAAGTTCATTAAAACTTCCAAATTGACTACGCCAACCACCAGGAAGACCTGTAAAACCAGTGATATTTGTTGCTGCTGTATTAGGATTTGCCCAATGAGATAATCCAATTTCTTTTAATTTACCTCCTGCCTCAAGTGATCCACCTAGACAATCATCTGTCAATTGAATAAACTCAGCATCCGTTGGGATGTGATAACCAACTGGTGCTAATTCTCTTGGATCATTAACAGCATACCAATTGTATAGCTTACCATAAATAGCTTCATTAGCAGGGTCATTATTGTAATGACACCAAGCTCCTGTGGTAAGTGCAGCCCATGCAGCAGGATTACTTACTTCTGGAATAGGATCACCATTTCTATATGTTGATACATTCAAGTTACTAATTGTCCAACGTTGTTCACAAATTAACACTGTTGGTAAATATTCTGTAGTAGTAGTAGTTGTTGTGGTACTAGTAGATGTAGATGTAGATGTGGTTGTACTAGTTGATGTACTAGTAGATGTACTGGTTGTAGTTGGATCTGGAACTTGGTGAGTTTCTCCAGTAAAGTTACATATTAATTGTTCATCTGCAGTTCCAGTAAAATCACAAACAAGCAATTCATTAGCTGTACCTGTGAACTCACAAATAGGACAACATATAAAGAGTTGATTCTGTATGTTCTCTACATCATCTATAATAATCATTAAGTCCTCGGTAATATTAATTACTTCTTCTCTAATAATATTTACACTATCTACAACTGAGCATATAACATTATCAAACTTAGTAAGGATCGTGTTTAGATCATCACATGCGTTTACACCTGTACAAGGAAGCGGAGTGCCATCATATGTGACAGCACTCGTTCCTATTATTGTTGTATTATTTATTTGGGGACAATTTGCCATTTTATAAATTTATTAACAGAGAGCTGAACCAAGTGGATTTCCAGAAGCACCAATTTGCCAAGCACCAATACCTAACATCTCTTTATACCATAAACCTCCTCCATTAAAAAGAGTTGTTAATCCTATCTCATTATAAAATGTGCTTGAGAAAGAAACTGTTGGTGTATTTGTATATATAGTGTATGTTCCAATGGTTTCAAGACAAGCTGTTGCACTATCAAAAAAATCTGCACCAAATGATTGTGCATATCCTATACCAGCAGCAGTAGTAGTTGTAGTTGTAGTACAACTTGATTCACCAGCAATTTCACCACTATTAAGAATAGCAAAAACCTTACCACTTCCAGATTCTTTATACCATCTTGCAGCTCCTGGGAAAGGAGTGGTTAATGTCATGTCTGTATACAAGAAAGATCCTAAATTAAGTGTAGTATCATCTGAATATAAAGATGTTGGAAAAGTTACTTCATTACACGCTAACGCTGCTGAAATTGCAGGATTAGAGAAAAAATATTTAAAAAACGAAGGATCAGGCGTTGTTGTTGTTGTGGTTGTAGGTGGAATCGATGTTGTTGTTGTAGTAGTTGAACCACATGGTCCAAGATAATCTTTTATATATGCATTATCTAAAACTAATGTTTGAGGAATAATACATCCTGTGGGAACAGTGCTACCACTAGGAGCAATATCACCAACTGGATTACCTAAACAATCAATTGCATCCCAAGATCCTACAGGAAAAAGTCCTTGTATCTCAAATGCTTCACAACTAACTTCTTCACAAGGTGCATCAGAAACAATTTCTAAATTAGCACCAAGTAATAATGAACCTTCTGTAATACATCCAGTTTCCATTGTTCCAGGGAAAGGAATAATTCCACTCACTGAAATATTTGAATTACAAGCAAATGCTTCCCATTGATTACTTGCTTCACCAGCACCTGTACTTTGTAATACGTAAGAAACGCACGGTAACGTAGTGGTAGTTGTTGTAGTAGCTGGTGGAGTTGTTGTGGTTGTTGTTGTAGGCGGTTGACAAATTGCATCATTTGTACAAACAACAGTTCCTCCAGTTATTCCAATTGTTTCACAGTTACTTGCAATAGAATCTTCATCAGCACAAATATTTATTGTATCATCTGTAACAATTTGTGATTGAGTGTTACCATTTGCATCTGTCCAATAAATAGTACATTTACCTACAGTTGTAACTTCATAACAAAATGGATTTATTGGAATAGTAGTTGTAGTGGTTGTTGTAATATTTGAACAACAATCTTGTGTATCTATAACATTAATTGAACCAATTTCTATAATTGGATAGTTGTTGTCAACACAAGCAAATTGAACAGTGCTAGATGCAGTGTCTGTAATTGGTTCTAATGTATTACATTCTACATATGTAATTGTACCAGGATTAATTCTTGGTCCAACATATCCATATGTAGTACAAGGACAGCTTGTTGTAGTGGTAGTTGTAGTTACACAACATTCAGCTAATGTATTATTTATATTAATAATATCACCTTGAATATTTATTATCTGTGTAGTGATGTTACTAATTTGAATATTCAATGTGTTAATTTGAATAAGTAAGTTACATATAATCTCATCAATCTTTTGTAATATCACGTTAAGTGTATCACATGGCTCAACTATAATGCAATCCAATACAGGACCATCATAAAGTACATTGCTAGATACAATTACATTAGTTCCACATAGATCTTGTCCACAACCACTATTAGGAAGTGTAGAACTGCATCCACAAGGACTATTTAAAACTACATCTGTACAGCAAGGATTAACTGGTAAAAAAGGATATGACATATCTTATTGATTTATAAAGGTATATACATTATAAAGTAACAACCTATAACAGGTTGAATATTTGAGTGAGCTTGATTACCACCTGTATTATCAACGGTGATAGTGTGGTTATGTAATCCAGAGTCGCTAGTTTTACCACCATCAATTGTACCAGCACTGGTTGTCAATTCATAGTCATATGCATCCTGTGCTGCATTAAGTGCTTTAGAACTTAGTCCTTGATCTTTTCTTCCAGCAAATGTTCCATCAAAAAGACTGTTATCATTATTGCTTGTTAGACTTCCCGAAACCACTGTATAATGAGTGTGACTTCCTGCTATAGCTGAAGAAGCAGTGTGCGTGTGAGAAGGAATCTGTGTAGCTCCAAGTACAACTTGATTTGCACCTGTTAGAGTACCTAATGTATAATTAGGATTACCTGGTAAACTTGGATCTACAAAAGTATTAAATACTCCCCCACCCATTCCATTTGTTATTCCTACTAATGCTCTACCTCTTAAATCAGGAGTACCATTTAGTCCATTACAAAAATAAATTCTAGTCCAATCTCCTAATCCTGCACCCGTACTATCAAATTTTCCTGCTAAGAAAACAGTAGTTGGATAGAAAGGGATTGGAGTGTAAGGAACCATTTTACTACTTACTAAATTTGTTCCTGGTAAACTAGCAAGGTATGCTTCAATATAACTATCTATATTATCTACACTTATATAATTTGTAGTGAGTTCTAATGTTAAAGCATTTAAATCAACTCCTAATTGACACAATTTAGTAATAACAGCTTGTACAATAGCATGTGTATCTGAAGAAGCTGTAACACCTGTTAAGCAGCCAATTGTATAATCACCATTCAATATAGCAAGCTCTGCTACAATAGCGTCTACTTGTTCTTGAAGATCACAAGCAGCTTCTATAAGAGCTTTTGATATATCTAAAATAGAAAGATCTCCACATGTAGGAAGATATTTTTGTACAAGTTCACATACCACTGTAGGTGCAAGATCAATCTTCACTCCTGTACCATCTAATGTAGATGTAAGGAATGTAATTAACGCTTGTTCAACAAATGATAAAGAATCACCAGTTTGAATTCCTAGTACAGGAACATCTATCCCTGTATACTTAACACATCTGTCAGAGACAATCTCTGTACATCCGTTATAACAATTTGAGCAATTGGACATATTATTTATTTTTAAAAGGTTTAAACTGCAGTTGTTGTAGTAGTAGTTGTAGAACTAGAACTAGAACTTGTGGTAGTTGTAGTTGGTGTTGTTGTAGTAGTACTAGTGGTTGTTGAACTACTGGTACTAGTTGTAGATGTAGTACAAGAATCTTTTTCTATCACTACAGTATTTGATGATACATTAAGAGCTACTATTGTTTCTATACAAACACTTGATAGTCCTTGTAAAGTTATTGTTTCTGGTTCTCCTGTATTACAATTACCAATCAAGAATGATTCTGCAGAATTTGCAGTGTTATACAATAAATATGATTTACAAGTTGTTAATGTGCTAGTGCTAGTAGTTGTAGGATTTAACACTACATCAACATCACAAGACTCTTCTAAACAACGTTCTGGTTCATTACATTTACTAACACACCCTGCCGTAAGACGAATCACTCTACTAGCAATCATCTGAACAGAATATTTATGTACATAGTTTGGATTTACATATTTATATTGCAATATCCTCCTATACCCTATTAACTGAAGAATGTCACCAGCAGGTACAGGTTTGTTCAACATATATGAAATATTGTTGTACAAGTTGTTACCAAGTTCTGCTAACTTGCAATCTATCTTTTTAAGTAGAGATGGAATGTCAGCACATTCTGGGCAATTTGATAGTCTTGGTGATAACATAATATCAATTTATTTATTTGCTTTAGAAGCGCAGGCTCCACACATTCCGTTTGTCAATTGACAACCGCACCCCACTTTAGCTCCACATCCTGAACATTGTGCCATAATTAATAAAAGTTTAATAAGTAGTTGTTACCAGAACAACCACAGTTAGATTTAAGAAAACTATTTAACATATTATCTGCTTGAGCATATAATGTGTTTGATTCAAATTCTGCGCAGTTATTAGCTGCTGCAATCGCTCCTTGAATAAAGAAGTTGATTGTATTTAATTGTACACTAGATTGTGTTTTTAAGGCTCTGTCACACTCCATCATATTTAATTGAAGGAAAGCATTGTCAAACTTTTCTTGAAGCTTATCAACACGTAATATTGTCTTCTCTACATAGTTTGCATATGCAGGAGCAACAGAATATTTTAATCTATATATTCCATCAGGAAGAGGTTGATTACAACCAGGTTCTGTAATTCCTAAATTAGAAGATGTAAATACATTAGTTTCATTAGGAACAAATGGTAAAATTTTGGTTCCAAATCCTGGTATATCAATCTCAATAAATGGTGCTGACACCACTGGAGGATTGGTAGGATATACAGAAGCGTCTGTAACACCAAGTGTAAATACATTATAAGTAGGAACTACTATTATATCTAATTGTAAGTTTGCCATGTTTTTTTCAATAAATATGCCAGAGGAATATGAGTGTATCCTCTTTCCCCTGGCATAGGTTATTTAATAATTATTTCTTCTTATTCTTCTTAAGGAATATTTGTAGAAGTTGTAGTTGTTGTTGATGCAGGAGCACTAGATGTAGTTGTAGTGGTAGTGATACAAGGAATACCTTGATCTACTACAGCACCTAAACCAGCTACTAATACAGCTTCAATTGCAGCAGAAATACCACTTGTAATAGAATTTGGAGCAGCAATGATCACTGTAGAATCTTCCATAATGTAATCACCCCATTGGTACTCAGATTTGTTATACTCGTTGAATTTGATATAGAACGTGTTATAAGTTACACCAGTAGATACCCAAGACTCAAAGTTCTCATTGTATCCATTCATTCTGTATAAGTGTTTCAAGTAACCTGCTTGGTAGCTGTAGAAGTTTTTCTCTAACTGAGCAATTTCTTCAGATGTACCAGTAGCATAAGAAGCACGTTGTGTAATGATTGGTTGAGCAACAATGTTACAAGCATCAGCAACAATAAAATCAGCAGTAGTAGCAGGACCATTGAATACAAAAGTTCTAAAAGACATTCTGTCATATTCAAAAGGGAACGCAGCAACATCACAAGGTTGACCATATTTAGTTAAAGGTTTTCCTGTAATACGTAGAATAGTTCCACCTACATTTTCAAATGTGTAGAATGTATTGAAGTTAATGTTATCAGGGTTGATACCAGGAGCTTGTTGTGTTAATTTAGCAATTAACAAATCAATAATGATAGAAGGAGTTACAGTGTCGCATGGATTTTCATCACAATTACAACAAGGAGCTTGTATAGTCACTGAACGAGTGAAACCATTGAAATACAATGTATCAATATAAGAAGAGTGTGCACGTAAAGTTAACGTGATACTTTCTCCACATTGTACAGTGAAATTAGTTACATCAGTAATTTGGTTAGCAGCTGTAGGACATCCTGATACTTTGTACCATTCTGTTACATTTGAGCTACAACCAGATCCAGAAGGACATCCTTTGATCTTATCAGATCTTTTAGAGCCTTGTAAATAAGTGTTTGTTCTACCTTGAGCTACGTAGAAATAAGGAGAAGCAGCAATATTCGCAGCATCAGCTACTGAATAATCGCTTCTAAAAATACCAACTTGACCTGCTGTCAAGTTTTGTGTTGAAATTGTACCAGAGCTAGGGAGTGCAGTTTGCCCTACTGGAACCACGAATACCGTGGTTAATGAAAAATCAGCCATTTTTGTTTATTTATTAAGTTAAAAATTTATTCGTTTGTTTGTATTCTGAACTGAGCACTTTGTACTGCTGCAGCGTTTTCAGTATACATTGCTAGGTTTTGTACTGTTAAGTCTAACAATTCATCCTCTAGATATAATTCAAGTTCACAATCAGCATCATATGATGGTTCACCATCTAACATTATATATCCTGCTTTATTTATATACACTGGATATCTCATATACATTATCTGTATATTCTTAAATTTAAATGTACCATCAGTGAATACAGAAATTTTATCAGAAGCAAGAAAGTTAAATGTTTCTTGATATTCAAATGAAGGTTTGTAATGATCGTT